CCCGACTGTCGAGGAGATTGACAGCAAGTTCGGCTTCCGGCTCGTGTTCTCGCCCGTCCCCGAGGCTGGCGACTTCCGTGTCGACGTAGGCAATGAGGAGTTGGCTCGTCTACGTGTGCAGTATGAAGATGCCTATACCGAGCGCGTCAACACTGCGATGCAAGCGGCATGGGACAAGCTGCACTCGACGCTCACTCACTTGAGCGAACGACTGACTGAACCCGAGGGTGAGCAGACCAAGCAGTTCCGCTCTACGTTCTTAACCAACGTGGAGGATATGTGCTCACTGCTCACGCACCTCAACATCACCAACGACCCCAAGTTGGAACAAGCAAGGAAGGAGTTGGAGCGCGCCATCACTGGCCTAAGCATCGAGGATATCCGCGACTACAGCGGCACACGCCAGTCACTCAAGAACGAAGTCGACAACGTGTTGAGCAAGTTCGACTGGTAACCATAACGCACGATAAGGAGAAACCACATGACTACCCCTAATTACGTACTGCCCAATGGCGATATCAAAGCCCCCATCAAGGGGGTGTTCAATGCGTTCGTCCACGCAAGCCGTGAGCATGTCAAACCATATGGCGGCTACGACCCGACCAGCGAGGCGTTCACCGATGCGCAAGTCGAACAGTGTATGGCTGGCCTATTCGCGATGCTGAGTAAGGTACGGCCTAGGTGGGAGTTCATCGCCGAGCGTTCGTATATGCGGCTAAGGAACGGCGCTGTTCCCTACTACGACAACGTCAAAGTCGTGCAGGATGGCGAGGTGCTGGGTGAAATCAAGTACGACTGGATGCGTGGTGACTACCGGCCTATCGCTTCCAACGACCGGATACGGCGCGCGCGTCAACGCAACCCGTGGGCGTACAGCAAAGACCCCAAGCAGTTAGCTTCTATCATAATCAAGAACTTCTACCCCCGCACCGACGAGGATATCCTCAACGCTGCGTCCAACATGGCCACCAATGCCGCCTACAATGTGATACGAGACGCTAGCCACAAGCACGCTGATTACAAGCGCAAGCTGGATACCAACGCCGCAGCTTTCATACTGGAGAACTGGGATAAGTTCATAGCCTTCGTGCCCGACAACCTCACCGATACGGCACATAGCTTCAAGGAGTCCGTGGCCTACATGCAGGACGTAATGAAACTTGACGAGTCCAGTGGACATCTGGGTACGGCGTACACGCTGTATGAGCGCGGCACCCGCTATCTGGTGCGGACCAAAACACCCGCAGGAACCGCAGACGCGGAACACACCCTCGACGATATGCCCGAGCATATCAAAGCAGCTTACTCCCTGCTTAAGCTAGCATCCAAGGGCGAGTTCATCCCCGGTGTGGGTGTGCGTGTCGACGATTACACCTACTACATCATCGCTAAGCAAGGAGATACACAATGAAGCGACTGGGCCGTCCACCAATCGGTGATGAGAATATGGTACACGTGACCTTCCGTGTACCTGTGGCTGTACTAGAAGCGTACAGGAGCAAGACCAACCGTTCGACGCACCTGCGCAAGGCGCTTGAGGCGTATATGTTGACAGACGAATTTAAGAAGGATAAACCTTCTTCATAGGAGCAACCACATGGCAGCAACACCAGAGAAAAAGGTCAAGGACAAGGTAGTGGCAAGGCTCAAGGCGGAAGGGGTATACTACTTCTTCCCCGCAACGCACGGCTATGGTCGCAGCGGTGTCCCCGACATCATATGCTGTGTGAACGGCCACTTCCTCGCCATCGAGTGCAAGGCAGGGAACAACAAGCCGACCGCCCTGCAAGAGCGGGAGATTAAGGCCATACGCGATGCGGGTGGCGTAGCCATAGTGGTGAACGAGGCGAGCATCGACCTCGTACTTATATGGGTGAACAAGTTGAGGAGTGCGGTGTGATGGGGCGGGTAATCATCTTCACAGCGGTGCTGCTACTTTGGTGGGTGCTGGCGCATTTTATCTATGCGTTCACCATGCTGGACTGGGTGTGGTTCACCAAGTGGGAACCGCAGTCTCGCGGGGTTAACCTGTTCCTATCAACCTACGCAGCGTTTATGGCTGCTGCGTCCGTGAGAATGAGGATACGGAAATGACAAACACACACGATAAACTGCGCGAAGCCGTTGCGGATATTGTTGCGCCAATCCGGCACAGACACGCAAATTCTTATAGCTTAAGCCGCGTAAAAACTATGGCCATCGATACGATGATAGCCGACGCCGCCCTATCCCTCATGCAGCCCGAAATCGACCGCCGCGTCGCAGAAGAACGGGCAAGGCTGTTGGAGAAGTTGTGGGAGCCGAGCGAGGGGATGATTGAAGAGGGTTGGAAGCACATTCCCGCAAACGACTCTGATGGCGGCGACATACGAAATGCTTGGCAAGCCATGCTCGCAGCATTTGAGCAGGAGAATGAAGATGGACAGTGATACACTTGTTGAGGAAAAGCTGTTTCCGATGAAGCTGCTAGAGCGCGAACTACGTTGCCGGATAAACAACTGCCACGACATAGCAGCACACGGAAGCAACGCCACAAAAGCAAAGCAACGAGCGTGTGCAAATGCTTTGGGAGATTTTTTATCGTGGTTAAGGGAGACTGCCAAATGAGCAGTGATACACTTGTTGAGCCGTCGAACGACGAGCAATCCCAATGGCCAGAGGCGACCGAAAACTATGTCCGTGGCTTAGAAGAACGCATCGAGGCGCTGGAGGCTGAAAACGCCGACCTAACGCGCCGCTTGGGCAACATCTGCATGAGTATACATACTTGCACTGGCGATGAGTGCGAGCGCCCAATTTGAAAAGGAAAACAGCGCGATGGTCAGTAACAACACAGGACGACCGATAAAGCCACACCGTAGCGGCAAAAGCGCACCAACAAAGCCGATTACCGAACTACCCGCCAAAATCTGCAAGCACGGTATAAAGCACGGTCCTTGTAGCAAGTGTCAGGAGAATAGCGATGAACGATAAGACACTGGTTGAGCGTCAAATGGTGGCGGGGGATATTCACGCCGGAACGTATGCCGACTTGAACAGGCAAATCGAAACCCTGCAATCACGCATCGAGGCGCTGGAAGCCGCTTTGCGGGGTATGGTGCAAGCAGTGTGCGGCGAGACTGGCTTCGCCGCAGCAGTTCGCAACGATACTGGCCTGCCGTTTCCTTGGCCAGCCTTGGACATTGCCGAAGAACGCGCCAAGCAAGCACTGGAGAGCAAGCCATGACCATCGAGCAGAAGGCGCGTGATATTGCCCTTATAGTTGCCGAAGATGGCGGCGTTCCATGGTCACAAGAGCCGTATGCCGCAGCCCGTCTCGGCATAATCGAAGGTCTGGAAATGGCCGACCAAAAGCTCAAAGTTTTGATGCTCGGACTTCCTATGCACGGCCCGAAGGCTCAAGCGCTACTTGAGGCCAGCACAGCCATCCACGCTCTTGCAGGAGAAAAAAGATGAGCAAGATTGGAAACCACTTGATGAAACTTCAAGAGTCAGAAGATTACAAATTTGGATGGGAAAGCGCCAGTCGCGGTGAACCGTCGCCGCCACCCTTGAAAGCCAAAGAGATTACTGACCGGATGATTGACAGACGCATGAAGCAGCAACTTGGCTGGCGTCACTACCATGAACAGGAGCAGCAGCCATGACCCTACGCCAATTCCTTCAGGATAACTTCGGTTGGGATATTTACGATTGGAATGACCATGACGTCCGCTTCTAGCTTCAGGAAATGCAAGTACGGCCTGAACCAAATGCAGGTGGGTGATGTGCGCACCTATACGAACCTAACCGAGCGCGAGGTTGGCCTGCTGCGCAGGTCTGCACACAATATGAACATCCGCACCGATAAGTACTTCGTTACCCGTTACCGTGAAGGCGTGATGACAATAACAAGGATGAGTTAGGGGGTTGACTGTAGACTGGTAAAAGGTATTATTAGTCTATGACTAAGAAACAAACACCTGAAAACTTTTGGTCCAAAGTAAGCATGGGAGCGGACGATGAATGTTGGGAGTGGGAGGGGTGTGTAAACAGCACGGGGTATGGGAATGTTGTATGGCATGGGAAGTGCTACACTACACACCGCGTTGCTGCATGGTTGAGCGGTATGGTGGCGACTCCCCAAAGGCCGAAACACAGCCGTACACCCACCCACGTCTTACATAAGTGTGACAACCGAAAGTGCTGCAACCCCAACCATTTTTTCTTGGGTACTTTTACTGATAACATGCGCGATGCGTATAAGAAGAAACGAAAGGTTCAGCCGAAAGGCGAAGCACACAGTAACGCAAAGTTAACTAACGCCCAAGCAGAAGAGATACGGCGCAAATATAAAGAAGGAGCATATCAGGTGCCATTAGCTAAAGAATACGGTGTAAGCCAGCAGGTTATTAGTTTAATTGTGCGCGGGAAGTCCTACAATGACTGATATCCTCGTGTGCGATTTCGAGACCTACTACGACAAGCACTACAGCCTGTCGAAGATAACAACCGAGGAGTATATCCGGCACGAGTTGTTCGAGACGATTGGCGTTGCGGTCAAGCGTAACGACGAGGAGACGCAGTGGTTCAGTGGGACCAAGGCGCAAACCAAACGGTGGCTGGAGCAGTGGGATTGGGACAACAGTGTAGCTGTAGCCCACAACGCTATGTTCGACATGGCTATCCTCAACTGGCACTACGATATCCGCCCCAAGCGCATTGCTGACACCCTAAGCATGTCCCGTGCGCTGCACGGTATGGAAGTGGGCGGTAGCCTCAAGGCGATGGCCGAGTTCTACGGGCTGGGCGTCAAGGGTAACGAGGTGGTCAACGCGCTAGGCAAGGGGCGGCTGGACTTCACACCCGAGGAACTGCAACGCTACGCTGACTACTGCGTCAACGACGTGCAACTGACCTACGACCTGTTCAAGCAGATGGCACCGGTATTCCCCGTCACCGAGTTGCGGCTCGTCGACCTCACCATCCGCATGTTCACCGAGCCTGTATTCCAGCTCGATAAGAATGTCCTGACTACGCACTTAGCAGAAGTTAAGAAGCGCAAGGAAGAACTACTCGCCGACGCCAAGTACGACGTGTCACAACTGATGAGTAACGACAAGCTGGCGAAGATACTGCTCGAACATCGTGTGATACCCCCCATCAAGGTTAGCCCGACAACTGGCAAGTCGACGTTCGCCTTTGCGAAGAGCGATGAGGCGTTCAAGGCATTGCTCGACCACCCCGACACCAACGTACAAGCCATCGTCGCTGCGCGCCTTGGGGTGAAGTCGACGCTCGAAGAAACACGCACCGAGCGGTTCATACAGATTGCTGACCGGGAAACACTACCCATTCCCCTACGCTACTACGCAGCGCACACGGGGCGCTGGGGCGGTGACGACAAGGTCAACCTCCAGAACCTACCGCGCAAGTCCCCCTTGAAGAAGGCCATCGTCGCACCCGAGGGATATGTGATTATCGACTGCGATAGCAGCCAGATTGAAGCGCGTACCCTAGCGTGGCTGGCTGGGCAGGACGACCTTGTGGCTGCGTTCGATGCAGGTGAGGACGTCTATAAGATTATGGCGTCGGCTATCTACGACACACCCGTGGAAATGGTTAACGACCAGCAGCGGTTCGTCGGCAAGACGACCATCCTTGGGGCTGGCTATGGCATGGGGTCACTCAAGTTCAGGGGACAGCTTAAGAACCTAGGCGTGGATTTGAGCGCCCCCGACTGCGAGTATATCGTCTCCACCTACCGCAGCACCTATAGGAAGATACCCGAGTTGTGGCAGAGGGCAGGCAAGGTGCTAACCGCACTGCTCCGCACCACCACTACATCCTTCGGCCCCGATGGGGTGTTGCAGGTTGACCTGTTTGGTATCCGGCTGCCGAACGGCATGTATATCCGCTATCCCAATCTGCGCGAGGAAGGCCCGGACAGGGAACTTGTCTATGACACTAAGCGTGGCAAGGCTACCATGACCACACGCATCTACGGCGGGAAGGTGGTCGAGAATGTCTGCCAAGCACTGGCGCGCATAATCATCGGTGAACAGATGCTGCGCATAGCGAAGCGGTACAGGGTGGGCATGACCGTGCACGACAGCGTGGTGGTGCTGGCCAAGGCCGAGGAAGCCGACGAGGCACAGGCTTATGTGGAGGAATGCATGCGGCGCAGGCCTTCATGGGCACCGACATTGCCGCTCAACTGTGAAAGCAAGAAAGGACTTAGCTATGGCGGATGAGAAGAACCACCCACTGGTGGACCTGATGTTGGAACGGATGAAGTCTCATCCCGAGGAGTTCGAGGGGGAAGGTAATCGCTGGGTCGAGGCACTTGTCGCTATCCACCAATGGGCTGCCCCAGAACAGAGGGAACAGGTTGACCGCGCTATTGGCGACATAAGACTAGACAAAGCCTACAACGAAGCGATGGACGAACTGCTCAACGGTGAGCAGCGTCGGGCCGAGGCGAAGGCAGAGGAAGAAGCCGCGATAGCTGCGAAAAACGCTGCACTGCAACACCAGATGCTGATTGCTAAGCAGCAGATGGCCCAGCGGATGCAGCAGGACCATGACAATGCGCTGCTATCTGGGCTGGGACAATACGCACAAGCGGGCAGCACGTTGGGTTCATTGCACGGGTTGAATGGTAACTCCCACTTGTGGACCATTACGGACGAAGTCGCCAACATCCAGCCGACCTCACTCAAACTAGGCGGTGAAACCCTCGATGAGGGGATGATTAAACGCATGAAGAAAGCACTGGGACTATGACCGAAGCAGCAGCCGAATATCAATTCACCAAAGACTGGTTCAACTGGGCACCTGCGGTGTGGGAACAACTCAAGCCCCTACTGCCCGAGCGTAAAATGTTCCTTGAAATCGGTTCTTTCGAGGGACGCAGCACCGTCTGGACGGTCGAGAACATGATGGAGGATGGCAGCGAACTGGTTGCTATCGACACATGGGAAGGTGGCGAGGAGCATGCTAGCGAAAACATGCGCAGCGTCGAGGACCGGTTCGACCATAACATCCGGCTGGTGCAGGAGAAGTACGGCTTCGACCACGACGCAGATAGGTACAATCGGCACGTGTGGAAGGAGCGGGGCACGTCCACCAAAATCTTGGCTACGCTGCTAGCAGAACGCCGGTTGGACGACGAGTACGACTTCATCTACATCGACGGTTCGCACCGCGCACCGCACGTGCTGACCGATGCTTGCATGGCTTGGCCCCTGCTCAAGCCCAAGGGTATCATGGTGTTCGACGACTATTTGTGGGGTGACCCGCGCGACGTCCTGCACCGTCCGAAGGTGGCTATCGACGCCTTCATAAACATCTTCGCCGAGGAGGTCGAAGTGGTCCACGTTGGTTACCAACTGGCAGTACGCAAGAAGGAGAGTGTGTAATGGATATTGCAGTTATCATTTTCGGTGCTTGTTTGTTCGTCTTTGGCGGCTTTGTCCTTGGCTACGCAGTTAGCGATTTGGGGCGTTCCGGCCTTAAGCGGGAGAACCAGAGGTTGAACGATGAACTAAGGCGGCTGACCGACCGTGACAGCAAGGGCCGCTTCGTGAAGAGGGAGCGCAAGTGACAGACGAAATCAAAGTGAAGCCGGTCGAGGTCAAGCGCCCGAAGCTAATGATTGCCACCCCCATGTATGGTGGCATGTGCATGGGCGTCTATGTCCAAGGTCTGCTGCTCACCATGCAGAAGGCGCGTGAACTGGGTGTTGAGGTAGCGTGGTGCCAGATTACCAACGAGAGCCTTATCACCCGTGCACGTAACGAACTGGTGCGGGTGTTTCTTGAAAGCGACCGCGACTACCTGATGTTCATCGACGCAGACATTGGCTTCGATGGTGAGGCGGTGTTCCAGCTTATGGCTGCGGACGTAGATGTTGCCTGCGGGATATACCCCAAGAAGGAAGTCAACTGGGACAGCGTGAAGCGCGCTGCGCAGGCAGGCAAGGACGACTTGCAGGATTACGGTGGGGCGTTTGTGTTCAACATGATTGGTAGCGGGGATGCCGAGAGTAATGAACATGGCCTCATCGAGGTCAGGCACGGGGGGACGGGCTTCATGCTCATAAAGCGGGGGGTATTTGACCACCTTGCACCCCACGTGCCGACCTACCGCACATCGTCGATGCGCGATGCGGACGGTGAGTATCTGATGCCGTTAACCTACGAGTTCTTTGCTACGAGCATAGACGACAGTGGTGCACTACTCAGCGAGGACTTCCACTTCTGCGAACTGTTCCGCAAACACGGTGGGAAGATATACGCCAACCCCTTTATCAAGCTGGACCACATGGGGTCTTACACATACAATGGCGACATATTGAAGAGTGGAGGAAACCTGAAATGACCGACCGTAGGTACCGCGACATAGCGGAAGCTATCGAAAGGGAAATCGCAGGCAAGGGGGTGGAGTTTGACTTCGCCCCCACCCACAAACATATCAAGGTCCGGTTGCGTAGAATGGATAAGGTGCGGCTGGTTGTCATGTCGAATTCACCGAGTGACCGCCGAGCCTTCCAAAATAGAATACGCGACGTGCGCCGTGCGGTGCGCGAGTTATTGGAGGCATGAATGACCGCTTGGTCCTATAGCAGCATAAAGACGTTCGAACAGTGTCCGAAGAAGTATTACCACCTCAAGGTGGCAAAGGACGTCAAGGATGACCCCGGCGAAGCTGCTATCTATGGAACCGACGTGCACAAAGCCGCCGAGGACTTCATCACACTGGGCCACCCCATACCCGACAAGTACGCGCTTATACGACCAGTGGTCGAGCGGTTGGCAGCACTCCCGGGTGACAAGTTTGCCGAGTTGAAGCTGGGTGTGCGCAAGGTGGACGGTGGCTACGAACCATGCGGCTTCTTCGATAAGGACGTCTGGTGGCGCGGCATTGCCGACTTGCTGATTATATCCGGTGAGCGCGCATGGTGCGTCGACTACAAGACTGGCAAGAATGCGAAGTACGCAGACAAGAAGCAGTTGGACTTGCTGGCAGGGGCGGTGTTCGCCCACTACCCACAGGTAACGTCCGTTAAGTCCGCACTCATATACGTCGTTAGTGGTGAGTTGATAAAGAAACGCCACTACGCAACACGGCAGGCCGAGTACCTGTCTGTGTTCGACGAGCAGCTTGAGCGGTTGGAAGCGGCTATGGATAATGGTATATGGAACGCGCAAACCAGTCCGCTGTGTGGGTGGTGTCCAGTCCAGTCGTGCGAACACTGGAAACCTAGGAGGAAGTAAATGGCTAGGAATTATCGGTCCGAATACGATAAATATCATGCTAGGCCAGAGCAGAAGAAAAACCGGGCCATGCGCAACGCTGCCCGTGCCAAGATGATGAAGGCCGGTAAGGTCAAGAAGGGTGACGGTAAAGACGTCGCCCACCGCAAAGCCATCGACAAAGGCGGTAGCAACGGTGACGGGCTTGTGGTACAAAGTCGGTCTGCGAACCGCTCGTTCCTACGCGACAAGAAGGGTAATCTTGTGTCGGAACGCAGCAAGCGGGAGCGCAAAAAATAACCACACGGGGGCATAATGAAAATCATCGACAACAAGGCGTTGCTGTTCAAGGCGCGCGATACCGAAGCTATCAGGTCTTCCATTACAAAAAGCGCACTGCTCGACGATGGATATGTAGCAGTGAAGTGGGGCCTACGCGAGGCATCCGAGTTGGCAGCATTGGGGGTAGACGCACCGTCGCCCATGCTACGCGACTATAAGTGGACGGGTAAGCACACACCGTTCGAACACCAGAAAACTACCGCATCATTTCTGTCGCTGCGCAAGCGCGCCTTCTGCTTCAACGAGCAAGGCACCGGTAAGACCGCAAGCGTGATATGGACTGCTGACTACCTGATGAAGAAGGGCAAGGTTAACCGCGTACTGGTGCTGTGTCCCCTGTCCATTATGAAGTCGGCATGGCAGCGTGACCTATTCACCTTTGCTATGCACCGGTCGTGCAGTGTCGCGCATGGCTCCGCCAAGCAGCGGAAGAAGGTACTGAACGCCAACACCGAGTTCGTCATCGTCAACTTTGACGGGCTGGCCATCATCAAGGATGAAGTGATTGCCGGTGGGTTCGACCTCATCGTGGTCGACGAGGCCAACGCATATAAGAACGCGCAGACCAACCGGTGGAAGGTGCTGAACCAAATACTCAAGGCAACCGACCCGCGCCTATGGATGCTTACCGGTACTCCCGCTGCGCAGTCACCGCTCGACGCCTATGGACTGGCAAAACTGGTCAACCCAAGTGGCTGCCCACCCTATTATGGCACGTTCCGCGACATGACGATGCGCAAGGTAACCCAGTTCAAGTGGGCACCGAAGCCTACGGCTGCCGCCTACGTGCATAACGCCCTGCAACCGGCCATCCGGTTCGAGAAGAAAGACTGCCTCGACCTGCCGGAAGTGACGCACGTTGACCGCGAAGCGCCGCTGACATCGCAGCAGGCGAAGTACTATAAGCTGCTAAAGGAGCAGATGCTCATCGAGACTGGCGGTGAAGAAGTCAGCGCAGTGAACGCAGCCACGCAGATAAACAAGCTGCTCCAGATTAGCGGCGGCGCGGTGTATACCGACGCCAAGGAAGTGCTGGAGTTCGACGTGTCCAACCGGCTGAACGTCGTCATGGAAGTCATCGAGGAAGCATCGCACAAGGTGCTTGTGTTCGTGCCGTTCACCCACACCATTGAACTGCTGCGCGCACGGCTGGAGAAGGAAGGCGTAAGCTGCGGGGTGATTAACGGCGCGGTGTCGGTCAACAAGCGCAGCGCCTTGGTCGAGGAGTTCCAGACCCGCAAAGACCCACACGTGCTTATCATCCAGCCACAAGCTGCATCGCACGGGCTGACGCTGACCGAAGCCAACACAATCATCTGGTACGCCCCTGTTACGAGCGTAGAAACCTACCTACAGGCCAACGCGCGCATCGACCGCCCGGGCCAGAAAAACGCGATGACCATCGTGCATATCAAGGGCAGTCCGGTCGAAGAACGGCTATACTCCATGCTTAAGGGTAACATCGCACATCATCAGAAATTGATTGACCTGTATCGTGAAGTTATGGAAGAGTAACCATTGACAGTGTAAAAAGTTAAGTATAAAACCACAGCCACAGAAGGAGCATTGTTATGGCTGATTTACCAGTGGACAAACTCGTCTATGCTTACCGGCGCATCCGCGACCGGATAAACGAGAAGGAAGACGAGCATAAGAAGGAAATTGCCAAGTTGCGGGAGCAGATGGACCTCGTGTCTGCGAAACTCCTCGACCTGTGCAACACGCAGAACGTAGACAGTCTGCGAACCAGCGAAGGTACCGTCACAAGGCGCACCGCAACCCGTTACTGGACGAGCGATTGGGAGTCCATGTACCGGTTCATTAAGGAGCATGACGCCATGCATCTGCTTGAGCAGCGCATCCACAATGGCAACATGCGTAGTTACCTAGAGGAGAACCCCGGCAATCTCCCGGTCGGCCTCAACGCAGACACCAAGTATGTGATTTCGGTTCGCAAACCCACAGGAAAGTGAAGGGCATTTTATGAGTACCAACAGTCTGAACAGCACCGAGCGCGAAAGCGCAGCCAATGCCACGGCACCCCGTGTGACGCTGGAAAGTATGGAAGCCAAGATAGCGTCGAAGCACTTCATCGTGCACGAGGGCATACTCACCATCTGCATCCTCAAGATGCAGAACGGGTTCTATGTGACGGGCGCAAGCGCCCCTGCTAGCCCCGAGAATTTCAACGCTTCGTTAGGCGAGCAGTTCGCCTATGAAAATGCAGTTCGCGATTTATGGAAACTTGAGGGCTACGCCCTGCGCGAAAAGCTGGCCGCAAATTAAGGAGAGAAGACCATGAGCAATTTGACTATTTTCAAGAACCCCAATGCCGTCGCTGCGGCAGCCCTGCCCCCGTCGCAACTGGGCGAGCAAATCGCCTCGAAGATGGGCGGCTACAACCGCATTGCCACCAACACCAACGGCACGTTCAAGCGCATCGTTAACGGTGAGCAGATGGGCAAGGCCATCCGTGGCGAGTTCAATGCCATCATCGTCGACATGCTGGGTAACCCCGGTCGTTCCTACTACATCAAGGAATATGACCCTGACGCCAAGCCGACTGCACCCGACTGCTACTCGAACGAAGGCGACAAGCCCGAGCCGGGTGTGGCCAAACCGCAGCACGCAAACTGCGCAAACTGCCCTAAGAACGCAGAGGGGTCGGGCAAGAATGGTAAGGGCAAGGCGTGCCGCTTCCAGCGCAAGGTAGCACTGCTGCTTGAGGGTGACACCTCGGGCGATGTGTACCAGTTCAACATCCCTGCCAAATCGCTGTTCGGTAAGGGTAGCGGTAACACCCACCCGTTTGAAAGCTACTGCCGCTATCTGGTGTCGAATGGTGCTGCGCCTGACCGCGTGGTGACCACGATTGCCTACAACCTCGACGCCGAGACGATGGAGTTGAACTTCACCGCTGACCGGTTCATCACCCCCGAAGAACTGGAACTGGTGACCACCGCGCAGAATAACCCGACTACCCGCCGCCTGATTACAATTAGCAGTGGCGAAGCGGACGGTGCGAAGAAGGCGCAAGCCAAGGCTGAAACCGTAGTGCAGGAAGAAGCCGCAGCACCGAAGAAAAAGAAGCCATCCTTCTTGGATGACGATGAGGACGAGGAAGAAGCCCCCGCCCCGACCAAGCGCGCGTCGGCGGCAAAGGAAGCCGCACCGCTCAACTCTGACCTTGCTAGCGTAGTGGGTCAGTGGGCTGACGATGATGAGGACGACGACTGATGAGCCAAGGCTATAGCCTTCGCGTTCGCAACATGAATGCCCGTGCGCCCAAAACAAAAATTGGCGTTCGGCTGGGCAGGCTCTGCATTGCGCAGGACATACCTGTTACAGTCGTCGCTAAGGCGCTGGGGGTTACAAGGCCGACAGTTTACAACTGGTTCTGCGGGGTTTCGGCCCCGCAGGGCACGGCCATCATGTTAGTCGAGTCGTACATCTCGAACTTGGAGAACTCCACAAAGTAGTGGGGGTGGATGCAAAGCCGCGCAGGCGGCAGGGTGGAATGGTAGCTGCAAATGGAGGACTTCGACTTATTGTCGGCTGTGCAACCTGCTGATGGCTGGTACGCAATTGTCGGCATCGGGCCTAACGGATTGCAGCAGGAACTTGTTGAGACACGTAAAGAAGCAGACCAGTGGGTAGACCGGTTCTTGCGCAAAAAACGCAACGTATTTTTTGGGGTAGCAAAGTATAAGGGGGATGAGGGGCGCACGAAGCAGAACGTAGCTGCGCTCAAGTCATTCTGGTTAGACATAGACTGCGGTGAGGGGAAGGACTACCCTAGCCAAGTAGAGGGGTTCACAGCACTGCGGGCCTTCTGCAAGGCGACGGGCCTGCCCAAACCCATCGTCGTCAATTCAGGGCGCGGCCTGCATATATACTGGCCGTTGACCGAGGCAATCACACGGGAGCAATGGGAGCCGGTAGCGGCTAGGCTGAAAGAAGTCTGCGCTACGCAAGGGCTGTCGGTAGACAATAGCTGCTTCGAGGCAGCGCGCATCCTGCGCGTACCGGGCACATACAACTTCAAGGGCGATGAGCCGTTACCAGTCACGGTGCTAGC